CTTATATAACGTGTAACCATAAAAACGAACCACTTCCGCAGTCAACAATTTGGCCTATCACACGAGCCCCTAGCTGGATTTTGAAAAAAGACAATCGCTTTAGAGTGATTAAAAATGTTCTCGCGCCTAGAAAGTCCGGTTGGGAAGTGCTCGGATATATTATTTCAATTAGATATTTCTAACTGCGACAATTTGTCTCATCATTTTATTTGACAATATAACCATACAGATTGTAGGGTTAAATGCATGGACACGAGCAGCAACATAATAAGAAAAAATCTTTCAGCCGAGATGAAACGACAATCGGTTAAGGCGATTGATATCACTAGAGCAACCAAATTATCTGCACGCCAGGTTAAAAAAATTCTTTGTAACGAAGAAAAATCCTCAAAAATAAATTTATGCCACGCCGTTGAAATATGCGATTTTTTAGGCGTAAGCGTCGATGAAATGCTAGGTCGGGATATGTCACGGACAACGAAGGTCGCTAAAATAAAGAAAGAAATTTTTAAATATCGCAATTTGAGAAAACAGCGTGATACAGATTTATCGATCAAGGCAGACGTACTGTTCAAATTAATTAACGATCTCCACTGATTTTTTCTTGCATGAAAACTATATAAAAAGTACAGTTAGTTTATCTACTGTATATGTGAGGAACTTATGTACCCGACAACTTTTCGAAGACCCATTCCCCTTGGCGAGTGGATAGAGGCTAAACGTTTAAAGAAAACCGATGCAGCAAAGCATTTCGATTTCGCGTTAGTCACGATCCAAAAATTAATAGCGGGTAAGCGAGACATCGGTGTTCTTAACAACGAGGAGTTAGTAGAGACAAAAGAAATCGAGGTTGTCAATATCCATGCGGATGGTCAAATGATCGGTTATCCAAAGTCTCAGAAAATTATTATCACCAGAAAAATCCATCCTCGTGGTCCGATGAAAAATTCCGAATGGAGCACAAAGTTCATATGATCGACGCTGCCCACCTTAATGATTTTCTCGATGGCAGGGAGGTTCGCAATGGTCAGTATGTTTCTCGCTGTCCTCTGTGCGCCAGTTCGAGTGAGACCCTGTATTACAGAGATGGGCACACCGGAACCGTGATTGAGTGCAAGGTCGGCTGCGATAAGAAAGAACTCTTGTCCTATTACGGTCTTTCAATGAAGGATCTCTTTCCTAATACAGAAACTTATGTGCGGCCTCCCTATAATCCAAGCGATGATTTGATGAACGCAAATATTATAAAGGCTGCGTTAAAAAGGGGTGAAACATGGTCCGACAGCGATTTGCTTTGGGCCTCCAACGTAAAAGATAGATTACAAAAAAATGGATTTTTAAATGGACGTTGAGGCTTTAAAAAAAACAATAGCTCTCAAGGATCCAGTAGCAACCGCTATATTCTCTTTCCTCAGCACGCTACCTGACGGTCAAGCTGCGAACGCGAAAGGTATCATGGCACAATTTTTGATCGGCAAAGCCCGGTTCTATCGTGCAAGAAAACTTCTGCTCCAGCACAACTTTATTATTGAGCATAAGAAGCATTCTGACGACGGAAGTTTTGCGGGTGTTACTTACTCGGTTTCATGTGAAACCGCTATGCCGAAAACAGCACGCCGTGTTATCGAAAAAGACGAAGCGGTGGAGTTGGCACGGAAATTGATAAAGACAACAGATAATATATCTAACGATAATCTATCTAACGATAATCTAAAACCTAAAACAAAAACATTGTCGGATCGTAATGCCGTTCCCGGCATCACGGCGAATTACTCTGATGAATTTAATTATTTTTGGATGATCTTTACCCCAACGTTGGGAGCGAAGGGATCTAAGAGCGAAGCGTTCAAGGAGTGGAAAAAATTAAGGTTTACAGATTCCGATGTTGAACAAGTGCTGAAAATTTCTCAGGCCGAATACCGCCGAAAGTGTGCGGTTCGGAAGGCGGGGGAGTGGGATCCAAACTTCCCGCACGTTTGTCGAATTCTCAAACAGCGGTTGTGGGAAACCTGGGCTGAAATGCAAGTTGCTGCCCCAACGTTCAAGGAGATAATGATTTGATCGTCGATAGGATTTCAGTTTCGGATTTTAACCAAGACACTTTGGATTCGGTTCTCAAAGAAAAAACTCAGCACCGGGTCCAGTGGCTCAATCGCCACAAAGAAAAAATTCTTGCTGACTCTAGCGAGTCGGTAGCGCTTCAAGGCATAAATATGTGCTGGGAAAAACTACACGGTCGAGTAGTCCTTCAGTTCGGCTGTGTATCAACGTGGATAGGAATTGACGGTCATAAAAAATCCAGCGCATTAAATCAGATAGCTGCCTTTGCCGCGAGAGACCATGTGGTCGGCATTTGTTCATTAGAAATGGATGTCCGGTCTGTCGGTGAACTTTTATGTAAGCAATCAACTGGCGCTGTAGATCCAACACAGGAACTCAAAGAAAAATATATCGATTGGTCAGAGAACCGCATACTCGTTTACGATCATGTGGGCACTTGTAAAGTGCTCGAGGTATACGCCCTCATTTTAAAAATGACTAGGGACTACGGTGCGAAGTTTATCGTGATTGACTGTTTGCAAATGATCGAAAATGTTTGCGGCGATACAGAACGAGAACGCGAGTTTTACGCGATGATGGTTCAACTCGCGAAAGGGTACAACATCCACATAGCCATCGTTCACCACGCGAGGAAGCCCGATAAGGGCGGTGATGAGTATATACCCACCCGGTTCGATGCTTTGGGTTCTGGTTCAATTTCACAACTCTCCAGTATCCTAGCAATCGTTTGGTCCGACAAAAAGAAGCAGCGCCTTGAGGACATGAAGGAGCTCGGAACAGAGCTTGGGCTAGATGATGAGGAATATCTCCAACGTCCAGATACACGGATAATCATCGCAAAGAACAGACACATTCCTTGGGAAAACACTGTTGGTTTGTGGCAACACAAATCGCGCCAGTTCTGCTCGACTTCGAATAGAGAAAAAATGTTTTTCAACTCAGAGTTTAGCTGATGGAAGGGCAGCACTACCGGGTCCGTAACGATTCACAAGTTAGCTATGTGCATAAGGCGATTGATGAAAAGTTTGCCGAGCACCACGATCTTGTTGTGCAAATTTTTGACGGTCGCAATCGTTCAAACGGACAGAATATGCTCCAGCACGCTATGTATCGCGAAATTGCAAAGCAGTTATACGGCAAAGATATGGAGCATGCTAAGTCTGAATGCAAACTTACTATTGGGGTTCCAATTCTACGAGAGTCTAGCGAGAAATTCCGTGAGATATACGACAAGAACTTCGGGCTGGGACAGGGCGGTCTACCATTTGATAGAAAATTAGAGTTAATGAGCATTATTGATGTAAGCAGTCTTTTCTCTATCTCCCAGGCAAACGAATACATTACAAAAATTTACGACCAATACGCAGATAAGGTCAATTGGACCGATTTTATAAAGCGCAGCAAAGAAGCGTTAACCGCGTGAAAATAATTATAGAAATAAGTGATGACGAGCTTTACGAATTCCAAGATCAGTTAGCAGAGTGGGTCGATCGGATTGAAAACGCCATTGAAAAAATCGAAGCGCAAGCCGAAGACAACTGCAAAGATCATTGACGATTGCGCGGTTCTTATGCAGAAGCTTGTACGGCTAAAAGCGGCTGACAGTAATGGTTACTGCACCTGTGTCACCTCTGGCATTCGAAAACATTGGAAGGAAATGCAAGGCGGTCACTTTATCGAAAGAGGCAAGCTTGGAACGAAAATTATGGAGGAGAATATCCATCCTCAGACGCCTTATGAAAATCAATACGGAATGCAAAGGGCGACGACAGTTTTAAAATACCGTGCATATATGGTCGATATGTATGGCGAAGATTTTGTCGAGGAAATGTTAGAAGAAAGCCGCCAAGTAAAAAAATATACTCGAGCAGAGGCTCTTGAGATTCTGGCAGATTTAAAGGCAAGGGTAAAAGAGCGCGAAGAAAGTCTGAATGCAGCTATGTTCTCGAACGAGGATTACTAAAATTTCTAAAATCCTATAAAACACGTAGTTTGAAATGTAATCGGAATTACCAGTGGTAAGACTTGTAATTACAAGCCTTATTTTGGTTTTCTTTACCGCAATTGCGGTAAATAAGATTTTATCTGTCCACCAATAACGGAGTGTGCTATGGAACGATCTACCGAAACAAAAATCCTCGAAAGACAAAAGCAAGAAACTCAACAAATTGAAGACCTGACAAACGGGCGTGGATTCTCTTCAGACAAAACCCTTGCGCGATTCTTTGATTGCAGCCGCAAAACCATATGGACTTGGTCCAGCGAAGGAAAGTTACCCCCACCGGATAAGATTGGTCCAAACACTACCCGATGGAACAACGGTCAGTTAAAAGAAAAAGGCTGCCTGTCGTGAAGTATCCCTCAGACTAACACAGAACACTAAGGCAAAAGTGCAACTGCCCTTTTCACGAGTGCAATTGCACTCGGAGATGCTCACTAATGGATAAAGAAAAAATCGATGATCTTGTAGATATGCAATCCGAACTTTCCGAACTTTCCGAACTTTCCGAACTTTGACAGTGATTATTTGGAGAAACACCTACAGAGACCTACAGAAAGAAAATTCGCACCTACAGAAAGAATTGCTCGCACCTACAGAAGAGCGCCTACAGAGAAAACAGCATTTAGGCACGTACAGAGACGTACAGAAAAAAATTTTGCACGTACAGAAAAAAAAATTTGCACGTACAGAAGAGCGCGTACAGATAAAACAGTGAAAAGAGATTTTCTGCTTATGGATAAAGAAAAAATCGATGATCTTGTAGATATATGGCTTGATACGATTCGCCGCACTGAGGTCGGTTGGCCGTCATCGTCCACCTTATCCCGGTTTATAGAGTACAGGGGTAGCTTTCAAACCTCGCAGATTGTTAGTGGTTTAGAAAAGTACGTTGATAAACAAGAAAAGACCCACGCAAAATTTGCTGACATTGATTTGGCGCTCGCAGAGTTAGAGGACAAGCGCGCTTTATCGATAATAGGTAAACGGTTGTATCAAGGTCTGAATGATGCCGGGAAGACTTACACTAATAAGGATCGCGCCAGGTTAGTTGGACAAAATTTTAGACAGTTTGAAAACAACTTAGCGTCGGCCTACAAAGACTTGGAAAAAACCCTTAAATTACTGCAAAAAAGACAAAAATACACTGTATATTCGTAGTGAAACTTAGTACGATTTTACTACTGTGGGTTTGTGCCGGTTGCTTTACTTATCCTTTCGCAACATCCCGACGGCACGGCTCACAATCCAATTCGAGAATCCCATGATACGAGAACTCCTTAAACGCCAGGAAGGTTTGCGGCTGCATCCGTATGACGACAATGGTGATCAAAGCATCGGCTATGGGAGGAACTTAACCTCTCTTGGTTTGACAGAGCAAGAATGCGAAATGCTGTTGGATAACGATATTGAGCGGGTAGAGAATGAGGTTCGCGCTCGGTACGACTACTTCGATGACCTGTCGCCAGAACGTGCCGCCGCCGTGCTGTCCTTAGCTTATAACCTGGGTGCGACGCGCCATGCTAAATTTATCAATCATCATTCAGCGATGGCTGCTCAAAATTGGACGTCGGCGGCTGCTAACATTTATCCAAACTCTCTTTACGCCGAGCAAGTCCCAAACAGAGCGAAAGAAATCGCAGAGATTATCCTCAACAATGAAATATGAAGTTGCTGCTACCGTAGATCGAATCATTGACGGTGACTCTATCAAGGTCACGTTGAATTTAGGTTGGTCCGTTTACCACAAAGCGGCCATACGGTTGCATCACGTAGACACACCGGAAATGCGTGGAGGTACAGACATCAGCAAGGCGGCTGCGAAGTTAGCGAAAGCGCACGTTGAAAAACTCACCCCGGTAGGCTCCAAGATTGTGATCGACAGTAAGGAACTCGACAAATTTGGGCGAGGTCTTGCGATTGTCACTAATGCCGACGGAGTGAACGTTGGGGAGGATCTTATCTTGAGAGGGCTTGCGGTGCGATACGACGGCGGTAACAAAGCAGAGGTCGCTGCGGCCCATGAAAAGAATTACGAACTGTTGCAGGCCCAAGGCTTGATCTGATGGCAGAGTTTAACTATCGACCATCAATGACGTTAGAACAAAAACGTCGTATGGCAAATATTCCGCAAGCGTTCCTTGATAGATTGACGCCCGAGCAACAAGCCGCGCTGGTATCGCCCCAACGTTTTCTTGGAGACGTAAGACCGATTCCTCAACAAATGAGGCAACGAGTACCGTCTTTAACAGATCGTATGAGAATGGGCGCGGTAGATGCTTTCGGTGCGAACACAACAAACTCTCGAGCATTTGATTCACTAGTTGATCTTAGTCCGTTAGCGGCAGTCGATATGCTCAGTGATGCAAAAATGCAATACGACGCTGGGGATTATTTAAGTTCTGCTGGCAATACAGTACTAGCAGCGGCCTCTGTTCCATTTGGTGGTGGTAAAACTCTACCGATAATCCAAAAAACGAGTAAAGATTTATATGAATTTTCTCAGCAGCCGAGTAAAAAATTAAAGAGGTTGTCAAAAGACCATGAAGCTAGAGTGTTGCGTGCGGAAATAACAAAAAAAAGGGATGAGCGTGCAAAAAATCGATATCCTGACAAACCAGGTTCTTATTATAGCGGGGCAAGTGACGTTAATTCGAGACTTAAAAGGTTAAAAGAGCAAAATGCAATCAAAGCGCGCCAGGATGCTGTTGATTCCTCACCCAACGCTAAATACTGGAACAAAACAGATTCGGAAAAAATAAAAAACGAATATCGATATGGGCTATTTGATGGATCACCTGGCTTTTATCGAAAAAAAGCTAATTTAAAGGGATTAGTGAAAGGTTTGAAAAACGACGGATGGAGTGTCTCTCATACAAGTAAACACGACGGATTAGTGTCTAGTTATTATTTAGATAAAGAGGGTCGAAGTATTAGGATTTCTGATCACGAATTACCAAATACCGAGCAAAGACAGTTTAATAGGTCGCAAGGCTTCGGACAAAATTGGAATGAACAAGTTATTGTTGACAGCAAAACATCAATTGAAGACATTTTAGATTCTATTCGCATGGATCAATAAAAGTTTCTTCAGCGTGCAATCGCGCTATTTTTGCTAAGCAAACGACACTTTCTCGCACAACCTTTTCTGGTTCACAGAATTGTCCAGAAGAACACATTCCAAGCCAGTAGGGTGTATCTGAAGTGATTTTATTTAAAAAATCCTTTAAGTTTTCTTTTCCCATGTATTTTAAATAGATCAAGTCAGCTATTTTGTCTTCATTTATTCTTGCTACAGCCCAACCACACCCGCTATAAAATTTCATTTCGGTAGGGTCAAGAGTGACAAAAGCGCAAGACTCTTCTTCAAATCTTTCTTTAAATGTCATAACAACGAGCTCCTCACTTAGGTCGTAAGGTATAAATTACGAATGAACAAGTGTACTCCTAGTATACAAGATAAGCAAAAGATCAGATCTCTTGAAGATCAGATTAAGCGCTATATCGAAACCGGGAAAGTGGTTGGTAAGAAGCAGAAGGTCAAGGTCATACGGACTAAACGTGATAAAACTTAAAGCACTGTTAGGCGCTGTCGCTCCAACGTTAAGTTCTGCGATAGGAGGGGGTCCATTAGCCTCTCTAGCGATCAAAGCGGTCGCCAGTAAACTCGGTGTCCCGGCTGAAGAAACAGCAGTTGAGAGAGCCTTAGAGACCGCTACACCGGAACAGAAGGCGGCGTTATCGGTTGAGGACCAAGCTTTCAGTGTGAGAATGCGCGAGCTCGATATAGATGCGTTTAAGGTTCAGACAAAGGATACACAACACGCGAGAGAGACGCACAAGGGTCAGATATTCCCGCAAGTCTTTGCAAGCGTATTTTTACTATTGTTTTTCCTATATATATTCTTGATCACTGTCTCTCCTCCGCAACAAGCAGATTTAGCACTCTCGAATTTAATCGTCGGGAACCTAATGGCCGTAATATCAGGGATCTCAGGCTATCTATACGGCTCTCAAAATGGTAACGGTAAAAAGTAATCAAGCAACGTTTACAAGGCTATTGCGCGCCTCGTAAGCCAATTGCGTAGCTAAAGCCATGTTTCCGTCACGGTAAGCGCTGAGTGCTTTACTGAAGCATTGTGTGGCTTCTACGCGTGAACCCTTATACCAACTGATTCGATCCATTGTATCTACCAGTAATTGCTTAGTTTCCATGCCGTTCTCCTAATGTGTACATTAAGTATACGTTAATAGTAACGACCGCACAATAGGTATCTTTAATGTATACAATTGAAGAAGTGGTTAGGAAACAGGCAGAGTTAACCGGGGGATGGGTGAGCTTTCCCTTTAACGCTAAGTGCTCGTGCGGCTATGACCACACACAAAACCCGAAATCGGTGGAGGAAGTCATCTCAGGCTGTCCTCAGTGTTACAAGAGTTACTGTGAATAAGAAGGTAGTGGTAGAGATCCTTACACCAGTTTACAAGGGCGACGCTGCTTATATTATTAACGCTGCGAAATGTCCAAGTTGCGGTGAGAGAGAGCACTTCATCCATAAGGTAGTAGAGGAATACGAGGATAGCCTAGAAGCAGAGCTCGAGTGTATGAGTTGTGAGGAACAGTTCAAATTATATGCCAGGAGCGGGGAGTTGCATTGAGAGGGGGCGCCTCTTACTGCGATAGCGCCCAAAAAGCCGCTCGAGCGCGCGCGAATAGCAAAATCCGACCACTATATCTAGTGGTTTCCATCCCGAACCAACGAAAAACTGGTTAAAGATTGATCAGTTTATAGCTA